CTGATATATCGTGTGATATTCAGGATCAAAGGGTCCTTGATTCATTACGTTATCAATGAACACCAAATAGATACGACCCGTGTCTGTGCGTTCTTTCAGTATACCACCCTTGAAAACTTCCTCGGCACTCATGACCTTCTTGCGTAGGTCTTTGCGCTTTTCATATTTTACATAGAGCTCTTCAAATAGTTTTGTGTCTTTATAGAAGGACTCATAGAGATCAGGAACTTCGTTAGGATCAAAGAAAGTAATATTTTCTTTGTTCTTAAAACGGCGCCAGAAGAAACTTGATAGGACCACTCCGTAGTCCATGTGTCTAACGCGAGTCTCTTCAGTTCCTTGATTATTTTTAAGGACGATGAGATCGTCAAACTGATGATGCCAAATAGGATAAAAGACTGTAGCACTAGCATTTCTAATGCCACCTTGTGAACATGAACGTAAGTCACTGAACCATTTCTTTAAAAAAGGAATCATGCCAGTGTGCATGATCTCTCCACCTCTGATGGGACTACCTAATGGACGTAGTCTACCGATCTCTAAACCAATGCCTGCACGTTTGCTGGCATACTTGGCCATCATCTCCCCAGAAGCAAATATGCTATCCAGATCGTCGTCACTCCTGATAAGAACACAACTAGAAAACTGCTTAGTTGGAGTCCCAAGACCAGCCAACACAGGTGTAGCAAGAGTAAACAGACCATCTGAAGCCGCGTTGTAGTACTCTCTGATGTAACGCATACGGGCTGCATTAGGTTCTTCTTTATGGAATACAGTCGCGGCAGCAACCATATAACGAACTTGTGGTGTTTCATATATTTCCTTGGTAGCTCTATTGCGTACCAAGTACTTCTCTATCAACTGCTCAATGGCCGCATATGAGTATTCTTCATCTTTAGAATGATCAATCATATCATTCATTTTGTTCCAGTCTTCTTCACTATACCATTCAAGAAGCTCCGGAGTGTAAAGACCAACCTTTACATTTCTTTTAACGATTTCATATAAGTGTGGAGGTTCATATTCTCCATAAACATCTTTTCGTAACATGCTGAGTCTCTGCTTGCCTGCTACGTACTGATAGTTGGTATGGCCAACATCGGGATTGTGTTCGACATCAATAAGATCGATTATCGCTCTTAGAGTTATTCCATCAATCTCTTCTGTAGTAATACCATCATAAAAGTTAGGCTGTGCTTTGATCTCTATCATTGACTGGCTGACATCTGCGATGCCTTTGCACACTTTTGCTACTTGTGCCTGCCACTTTTCTACCGCTAGGGGCTCTTTCGCTCCACTTCTTTTAATAACTGTGATCATCTATGTCTCAACTTATAATAATGATTAGAAAGATATTTATTACAGAGCGTTTCCAGAGTACAGAAGGCTGATTCTGTAGCCTTCTAGCTTGGTTCTAGGAACGACTTCTGCCCAATCTAAATTCAAAACGTGTTCATTATCTACTAAGAGAATGAAGCATGTTTCTTTGCCTGCCTGTGCTGTATGTATCTCGCATTTGGAATCCATAAACCGATGTGTTAACTTAAGAGTGTACAGCATTCCTAAGGCGATTGCAAGATAGTCGAGACGATCGTCAAGCACCAAATGCCAAGGATCTGGCCATTTGGAAGGATCATTTGGATCGAGATAACGATTAACGAATGGGGCTTTACTCCAAAACTTTGCCAACTCTTCTAAGGGTTTTTGGCTAGTTTCAAGTTCGTCTCTAAATCGTTTCCATTCAGCTAATCGTTCAGTGCCTCTGAGATTAAACACCGTAGGTAACGTCAAAAGTGATCGTACCAGTGGCCCCAGAAGAGAGAGGGTTCTGATATGACAACACTATTGTATCAATGCCACTGTCGGCATCGTTATCGGTAAGTGTAGCTGTAAACTGAAAGTTTGTCATTCGTATTCCCTCCGGTGATGTTGCATCGATGACTGAATAGTGATAGTTATCGCTAACGGATACTTCTCCTTTATAGTCTCCGATGGTTAGGATCAGTTGTCCTAGTCTTGAATGTGGTCCTAGTTCTAAGAAATAGTTTACTACTAGGTATTTGTTGAAAGCAGATAATACTGTCAACGGTCTGTAACTGTCTGAAAGATATATATTGGCTTTGATTCTATCGGTAAAGTTTACCTTAGAACCGTTGTATACTTCTGTGACCGATGCCACGGTGTCAGAAGAAACGATTCCTGCGGCCTGCTGCCTATCACTGGTGCAGTTTAGTACTATATTGTTAGAGCTTTCGCCAAAGTAAACTATCTGTGTAGTTGGTGATGCTGCGGTTCCAGTACCGTTACCGCAGTTTATAAAACGAGTGTCTCTGATTAATGTGTCAGTGCCGTATGTAGATCTAAATGCCTGATGATGCATCTGTTCAAACACAGTGTCAGAGATAGTCCATTTATTTGATTGTAATGTTACGCCATTGATATAGATTGCTGTATAGTTTATAAAGAACTTACATTCTTGTATCTGAAGACGAGTTTCAAATGCATTAGATTGAATAGCTGCCATTGCGATACTTACAGAATCAAATGTGCATCTTTTAAAATTAACATCAGTGACTGCTGTACCGATGATGTTATTGCTCCAAGCTACCACAGATTTCTCTGAGTCTATATTAGACACCGTGGTTCCTAGCGTATAGTTTCCTTTAAATGTTATGTCAGTGAAACTAGAGTTAGCAACACCTGTTAATACAACCTGACCTGTAGTTCTTAGTATGGTTAGATTAGAAATATCTATATTGCTTGGTCTATTTGAGCTGTCAAAGAAAATAGCTTCTTGCCCAGCTGATGTGACAAAACGAATATTGTTGCTGCCAATATTAATCTTAGCTCCCATCGGTGTCTCGCCTCTAATGATAGTTCCGCTAGGAATAGCGAGAGCGTTAGAGATAAGATATGTTCCGTTAGGAATCATTAAAACTTTTTTATATTTAGGATTAGCATTTCTAAACAGTTGCGAAAATGCTGTTTCAAAAGCAGTAGTACAATCAGTAGACCCGTCACCTACCGCGCCAAAATCAACTACGCTGACATATTCGTCTAGCTTGCTTTGAAAGCCTCTAGGAATACTTTGCGTGATGCTAGTATCTGTGGATGCAAACTGATAAGTTCCTGCTAGATCTAGAATGTTATCGTGTTCAGTAAGGATCTTGGTGTTGCCTACGTAAGGAGCACCTTCAGAAACGCTGCCGTTACCGATAAAAAGTTCTTGCGTATCGATGGCCCACGCGAACTCTGCAGAACTTAGTTGCGGAATACCACTATTTGAGTTTTTTTGTCCTCTTCGGACTTGAATTTTAGAGATCTGTACGACGGCCATAGATTTATACCCTTGTTAGAGTATTTATCTTAGACTGTTGTAGTATTCCTCTACCTTGTTGAGCCACAGATCTTGGTATTTGTTAAAGTCGCTGGGCATAAGATCAAACTGCTGATATTCAAAAGCCCTAGAACACATGAAGACTACACCCCGACGGATGTCTGTACCGTAGACTTCATTATGTGCTAGTATATAGGCTACTAACTGCATCTTGTAATCTTCAACCCATTCTTCTTTCTTGGGCTTGTTAGTCTGCTTGTAATCCATTACTGCTGGTTCACCATTATACACACCGACAAGGTCTGTAGTGCCCGAATACAATCCCGGGAAGTAAAGGCTCTGTTCCATAGCCCACACTTCATTTACAGAGCTTAGACCGTTGCTGATGATAATATCAGCCATCTTATGTGCCTGTACCTGCACAGGATGTTGGCCCGGTAAACGGTTTATGCCAGCAATAAATCTTTCTAGGTTGGCATGCATAGCTGTCCCTATGCCAGCAGCCTCTGTGGTGATTTCTTTGGCCTTGGCTTCTCCTACTCGTTTCTTCCACTCATTAAGTGCTGTCATATCTTTGGTAGCACTGAGAATAGTTGTAACGCTAGGGAGGCTTTCACCGTCAGGAGTTAGATAAACTCTCTTGCGTGTGACTGGATCATTGACCTGTGTACATTTCTTATATTGAAACTTTTCAATAAAAGGTGGGGGAGCTATAGTTTGAATATTCATATTCATATATAGTATAGGATTGTTTTAGAAATGTCAAGCCTGGACGCCGGCTTGTGCTTGTGCTAGTTGTTTGGGGGCTGCGCTAGATGCTATCTTATCTACAGCATCTGCGCTTGTTTCGCCGCTGTTTACAGGAGTCTGTTCTTCTTCGCTGTCTGGGGCGCCAGGAACCTTTAGTTCCATACCGTTGGCATTAAAGTTTTTAACTAGGTTTTGTAGTATAGGATATTGATCATACATAGACTTAAAAGTTTCGTAGTCTGCTCCAAACTCAAAGCCTGTGTCTTTGCTCATCTGTGCTACTGCATTCCAGTTTAACTTAGCCGGTGCTTTTTTACTGGCTGCACGGCCAATGTGATTTCTTAGTGCGATTATAAACTTGTCTATATTCGCATCATTAGAATCTATAAATTCAAAAAATCTCATTTCATTGTCGCCAGTTGTTTTTGCTGATCGGCCAGTTGCTTCTGTAGTTCTACTATCTGCTGTTGTGTCTGCTTGATTTGATCAGTCAGTTCTTTTTTCTTGTTCTGTCTATCCAAGGCCTGTTGAGCCTGCATCTTTGCAGCCGCTTGAGGATCCTGTGTCGCTTGTGCAGCACCCGGTGCAGCAGCACCTGGAGCAGGAGCAGTTCCAGGAGTTGCTGATGCACCCATTGGTTGGGTCGATGAAGCTGCATCGGCTTCATGGACTAGATCAGAAAATCTCATTATCCAGCCAATACTTTTAGTAGACGATTCTGATATTCAATGCTTTCGCGTTGTTCACGGCCTGTGGTTTCCATTCCACCAGCTGCTGGTTCAGCTGCTCCGAAATCGTCTCCGCCGATCGCACCTTCTTCGTCTGGGTTCATCATGTCTGGTTCTGCTGGGCCCATTTCATCGCCGCCCATTTCACCGCCAGCTGGCTCACCGCCTAGCATATCTGCAGGTGCTTCGCCGCTAGCAAGACTGCGCACACCACTTGACACTGTGTCGCGAGTTTGCTTTAGATTTTCTAGTGCTTGTTGGATAGCAGGTGCGCAAGTGCTGATAAAGCTCTTGGCCTGCTCTTGGCCCATTTCGTCACGGATCTGATCGCCTAGTTGGAGAAGGGTTTCATTTTCCATACCGGAAAGTTCTTCAATCCAACGGCCGATTCTATCCACCATGGTCTTAGCGGTTACGATCGCACTGGCCTGTTGGATCTCACCTTCTCTTAGTTTAGTCATGTTATCTCCTGTTTGGGTTGACTCATTCTTGTTCTTATGCTTCCATGCTGTTGCATAAGCAATAGATTTTTCTTTGTCTGATAGTTTACCATCTTTGGCATAGCCTTTTTTGATATGCTTTACCATACGTTCGTACTTATCGCCCGGAGGAGCATCCTCTACAGCGATTGGTTCTTCTACGGGAGCTTCTGATCTAGTAAGAAGCTCGGCGTTGATAGCATCTAGCATGTACTGTGCTTCTAGATACGCTTCATTTTCTACGTCTTCGTTGAACCCGGACTGTGAACGAACTTGGCTGAGCTGTGTGCGTAGCTTGTTCCTAGCATCTTCTAGCTGTTCTTGGCTAAAAGATTCTAGATTTAGCTTTCTGCCAAAGGTCTTTTCCAGAGCTTCGTTGAGCTTCTCGGGTGTTCTGTTAATCTTAAAAATATCTGTTGTTTTCATTTGTCCGGATCCAGATGTTGTCTAGTATTTATTCAATCCTCGATAAAGTTTGGGCGCGGTTCTTGGCAGCTACAGCCCGTTCTCTGCTTTCTACGTAGCGAGCCCAGAATATATCTGCCCTTGAATGACTGCCCGAATCTACAGCTTTTTGGTACATAGATCGTAGGTGTTGGCTATCTTGATACCATTTGCCGTACTCGTGGTCTTCGTTGTATATCTTGTCTGCAAGTATGTGGCTCTGTCTTTTAGCTATGATGTTGGCTATAGCGATAGCTGCAACATTAAGGCTTATTTCTTTGTAAAGCAAACGATCGTTTTGATAGATATGTTTGATCGGCCCATCACTGACTATTAGTACATCACCTACTAGAATACCCTTGTCCGTTTTCACGGGCAATATTGGGCCTTTACGGATTATCGATTGTAATCGTTTTTCTAGTTGTTTTGATACTTCAGTCATAAAAAAAGGACCTATGGTCCTTTATTTAACTGCGTATATTTTCATCCCATCTTCATTAGGATCGTTATTACTATACCTAGAACTCCTGCGATAACAGTACCTGCAGTTCCAATAATAACTTTGGTCATTGACTTTTGACCTTCGATGATATCTTTATGTACGTCACTTACCTTTTTTTCTAGGCTAGTGAGTCGTGTATCTAAGGTAAGATAACGCATAGCACACAGATCAACGTGTGCTTCCAGGCTTTCTTTTTCTAGTTTCGTAGTCTGTGATAAATCAGACATAAAGATATTTCTCCAATAAAAATATGGATGCCTAACAATACGCCTGAACAATGCCTGATACTTTATTTATCTTTCGATAAAAGATCTTGTACTATGCTTCTTATGCCTTTGATATCTTTAAGAACATCATCTACACCGTCTTTGGTTTTATCCCATTGATTAACTAGATTCTTCAATACAAACATTACCCACCACCACCAAAGTACCGCTACCATAAACATAATAGTCTCACCGATGATCATGGCATAACCAAAGATCGTCTTATCATAAAATGCCCATACGAAAAAAATGCCTGCTAGTGCTGATATTGGGAGTACGGCCGCGGCCCAAGCCCAGCAACGGATTTGGGTTATGGTCTTATCCCTAAAGTTGTTTAAAAATGCCATAATGGTCTGCCTCTTTATGAAAATATTTAAGGCATTTTGGCGAGAAATTTTAACTAGAGATTATGGAACTATCTCTATGAAGGTATTGAAGTTGTCTCCTTTAACAAGGAAACAGGCAGGATCTAGATCTGCGTCATCATCGAGTAGAGTAACTATTGGCACTGCATGTAGGTCGTCAACTAATAGCCCTACAGGATCATCGTCTTTAAGAAACTCATCTACACGTTCTGTATCAAACTCCCAAGTCCAATGATTGGCCTTACCTTTGAATGGACGGGGTAGACTTCCTGTACGCATCTTTGGATCACTGGCCCAACTTACGTTAGCTCTTAGACCAATAGCCTGTATGAGACTGTTAAAGTTGGCTTGTTGTCCAATCTTCTTTTTATCAGTTTCTGAACGTGTGACCTGTGTACGAGTAATGTCCACAAGAGTAATGATTTTATATCGTGCCATAATGTGCTATTATTTACTCTACAGAAAAAGAAGTCAACAAAAAAGGACCTTTCGGTCCTTTAATGCTTCCCATCCCTGAGAATATCTTAAGATTAAGATGTTTGGAAAACTGCTGTAGTTACAGTAGCACCGTTACCTGTTACAGCTTCGATAGCTGCTTCTAGGTCAGCCACTGCGTTTGCGTTTGTTAGTGCGTCATCAGTTGTCTTAGTTTCTTCTGTTCCCTTGCTGATAGCAACAACCATGAAGTTTGCTGCGGTTGTTTGAGAATAGTGTACTTCTGCAACGCTTTGGATACCACGTAGTACTTGTGCGTATACGCTGTTAGCATTGCCTGGGTTAGTACCAACGCCTGTGAACTGAACTTTGTACCACTGTAGTTCACGAATACCATATGCAAATGGTGTAACTGCTTTCTGATAGTTAGCGCCAACGGTTGTTGAGCCAACTGCTAATGAGGTAATATCTGCCATTTTAGTTTCTCCTTAAATATAGTCCCGCTCCGGGACCGGCATAGTATTTATATTTTGGAGGAAAAATCAGGCGATTAGAGCCTTAATCTGCTCGGAATGGAGTCCAGCGATCTCGTGGAACTAGCTTGACGCTTTCAGGTCCGTGTACATAACCCTCGCCGCCGGGCTTACCTCCGGTGTGAGCAGCTATATCACCGCCAGCTTGATCTAGCTCTGCGATAACTTCATTCTTGGCTTTCATCAACTCACGCACTAGGACAAACATATTATCCATGACTCCCTGATGCTGTTGATTTAGTGATGCTATCTTAGCCTGCTTAGGTGCGCTGACTTTGCTGCCCTTGATCCATTCAAAGAAGTCCTTGCTGCTTAGACTATCTAATGCCTTGTCTCTACTGCGTTGATTAACATAGGTATAGATTATATTCTGTAGATCACTGAGTCCTTGTGTAGGAGTTAGCAGTTGATCTATCTTCTGTGCATAGCTGTTAGCTAGCTTTTCTATAGTACCTATGTTGTCTGCGTTGACAGCAGGTTGATGGCTAACATAGGTCTGACCAAACACTACTAGATCCGGGGATCCATTAAACTGTTTTACATCTGCTAGATCTTCTCCGCTCTTATCACCAAAGTAATCTAGATGTTTATGAGCAGCCACAGCTACCTTAGCCTTGCCTAATCTACGTCCTACTTCGCTAGCACCTTTAACTTCATAGGTAGTTTGGTTAGGAGTAAAGATTAGTTTACCATCACGACCTTCGTAGGGTTTGCCTGGATGGAATAAGATATCTCCGTAGATATAACCACGGAAGTCTTTAGGCGTAGCACGTTCGAATATAGGCCATAGGCTGGCCATATCACCAGCAAACTTTTCACGCCAGTCCTCGCCTTTGCCGCGACTCATGATAAACTGTTTAAGTTCTTCTGGACTAGAACTGCGCCCTTCTTCACGACCCCAGTTGTTCTTGCCAACCATACGGAAGGTACCGTCTTCGTCTCTACCCCAATATACTGTAGGATTTCCATCCCACTTGATGCTGATGTTTTTGGCATCAGCTGAAATATTCTTTAATACGCTGACAGCACGTAAAGCACCACGAGGTTCTGTGAATACTAGATCTTCTAGATGGTTGAACTCTCGGCCGACTTTCTTAGGAGCAGAGGGAGCTAGATCTTCTGTTAAAAACTCAAAAGCTCTCATTTAATAATCTCTATCATCCTACGGAACCATGCGCCAGTTCCTGGTACAAAACTTTCTACCTTGCCTGCCTCTGGAAGTTTCAATCCTTCTCTTCCTAGTGTTTCTCTAGCATCTGCGACTAGCTCTTCGTAGTTAGGTAGCTTGATGATATAATCGATTACAGCTTCTGGATCTTGTAGATTCTTAGGACTAGCTGTTTGTCCTAGCAGCTTCTTAGCTATTTCGTTTGGATCTTTGGTAATAAGTTCTTTGCCGTCGCCACTCATTAATCCATTGTTAGGACTCCACTTCATACCACGTGCTTTGGCTATGCTTGCTAACAATACGTGTCTATGGCTTCCTTTTAACTCGCTGCCTTCTTTGCCGCCTTGTAGGCTCCAGCGAAGCCACGATGGTTCACCAAACATAAAGTCTGCTTGTACGAATCCGTTATCTGGATTACCTTTGATAGGAGTTTTGAAGTGTACAGATATACCGCTTTTCTTAACCCATTCTTTTGGATTACCACCGTCCTTGGCAATGTAGTCCATAAGACGTTGTGCGAACTCATTTTTGTTTACAGCATTAGCATCTACAGCTAGATCTAGATCTCCACTGGTTTCTTTTTTGCCAGTCGTTCCTAGCATGTTATCAGTAAGTTCAAGTCCTGTAACTTTTTCTAGCCACTGTACTGTGGGCAGAACGTCCGCTTTATTAATGCGTACTGTTAGAACTGTACCGGCATCATCTTTGAAGATATTGCCGCCTTCAAATAGTAAGTCACTCATTGTTTGATTCTTCTAGTTTTCTTTTTGCTTTGCGAGATTCTGATATCTTGCGTATTCCGCGGGTGAACTTAGCAGGATCTGCACCTTTGATAGCATTGATAAAGCGACGTTCTAGCTCATCTGCCATTTCTGGGTCGTAGGCCTTATGAATGCTTTCTAGCAGATTGATAGCAGAGTTGATGATATTGGTTGCTCTGCTTTCATACAGGGCATCCTTGTTTCGAACTTCTGCTAACTCATTAAGCTCTTGTAATATTGATCTAGTTTTTACTTTCATTGCTGTTCCGAGTCGTTATTGTATTTAACTCAAATACGTTTTAGTTTAAACAAAAGATTTGGCTGTGTCAACACTTGCTTTTTGTGCGGTTGCACAATACTATGTATAAATACATTAGTAGAAACCATGAGTTACTACACACACATACGGAGATTCACATAATGAATAAACTATCAGCAAAAATGCTATCGCTATTGGAGCGACTAGCAGAAATGTTTCCTAAGCAACATTACCAAACTCGCTTAGAGCAGTATATCAACAGCAAACGTCCAACCAACGCTGCAGAAGTAGAATATTGGCAGCGTGAGTATGATGCTCACCAATGGGGGCGCGGACTATGATTAAAGTTTTTAAAAGCATCTATGAGTTTTTAATCGCTTGTTCGGAGTCGCTTTATGAATACAAAAAATCACAGTACAGCAAACGATACGGCGGATACTGAGGAGGCTTGGCCCATGCATGAGAAGATCTGCTTATGGGCCATCCTAGGTATGATTTGTTATCTGGTTATCGCAGGTTAACAAATCTTGCCATTGTATCTGTTTTTAGTTGTTTTTTTGCGATAAGAGATATATAATAACACATCAACGAAAAAGAAGTAGTTGATAGTGAACAGACAAACACACAGGAGAAAAATATGTTTACACCAGATTTTTACATCGAATCAATCCAGAATGCCAAGAAGGCCGTAGCCAATGCTGTTATCGCTGATAAAGCATTGAACAAAGCAGCTCATTCTTATATCGACGCTCAGACAGCGTTCGCAAAAGTTCTAGTAAGTAACACTATCGAAGTCACTCGCTTTGCGGTTGAAAAAGCTTCAACAGTGTTGTTTTCAAGAAAGGACGCAACCGCCTAAGGTTGAACAGACATACACACAAAGGAGATTATTATGTCAAATAACGGTTTAGAAATGAAACTACCAGAAGTAAAGTTTAATAAGAACGGATATGAAATCCGCACAGATATTCTAGCAATGGCCAAAGACTTGGTCCAGAGCGAATATCATGTTAAGTTCCAGGGTTGGGAAATGTCAACTAAGCGAGACGAGAAGACAGGTCAGATCGTATCTAAGGTTGATATGCCTGAGTTTCCAGGACTAGATAAGGTGTTAGAAACCGCAGAAAAAATGTACGCCTTCGTTAACAGTGGCGTGAAGAAATAATATTACCCGCATAGCGGCATATTATATTGGTAGAAAGAAAAAGGACATCTCCGGATGTCCTTTTTTATTATGTGGTAGTTCTTAATCTTGCTAGTCCTACTGACTCTAATATCTTTATATAGAGCCAACCTATATCAAACTCCCACCACTTCTGAGAGAGGCGGGCACTCGCTGGTTCCAAGTGGTGGTTGTTGTGCAACTCTTCTCCACCAATAACAATGCCCCAAGGCACAATATTACGACTATAATCACGTGTCGTTCCATTTCTATACCCCCACCAATGTGCTAGGCCGTTTATTACTCCTGCGGCCCAAAATGGAATCCATATCATTTGTATACCCCATACCAACAATCCCCACCATCCAAAGATCAAGGTGTTGAGCACAAGGAGAATGCCAATGCCAAGTCTACTGTGAGGCTGGTATAAGTGAAGCTCCAACCAATCAGCAGGAGTACCAACACCGTATGTATCGACCATATCTTTATCTTTCGATGCTTCATGATACAATAATGCTCCTTGACTAAACACACGCCATATTCCATATACGTGGGGGCTGTGTGGATCACCATCTTCATCGCTGAATCTGTGATGCTTACGATGTATAGCTACCCATTGTTTTGTTACCATACCGGTTGTTAGCCATAACCAGAATCGCATAAAATGCTCAACGGCTGGATGAAAAGTTACTGCTCTATGTGCTTGTGCTCTGTGCAAAAACAAAGTAACACACATAATGGTTATGTGTGTCATTATTAAAGTGTATATCAATTCTATCATAGTGATCGTTTTATCCTGTTTATAATCAAATCAACTACTCTGTCACTGATAACCACTTCGTAATGATTTAACTCCATCTCGACTATTTCAAAGTCTTTGCGTGATCGCATACTATTTAACGTGACCACTCCGTCGTTGGGTTCACTTATCCACGGGCTCTGTCCAGCAGTTGTTACTACCTGTGTCCAGTTAGGAGGCGCAGGCAAATGACGAGCTTCCATCATCGGTTCGCTCATAGTACCAACATCCTTCATCAACCTGTTAAATGGTAAGAAGTATTTGGCAAAATCTGCTTGTTCGCTGCCAGCATAAGGAGTGCTTAAACTGACACCTCCTTTGGTAGTTTCTTTATAATGATGGGCCAAATATAAACTATAGATACCGCCTAGACTATGACTGATAAAGAACAGTCTGTCGGCATCATCAAGCTGGCCTTTCATCTTTTCGAGATTGTTGAAGAACCCATCATGGCTCTTATACTCGAGCATTATGTCGGGTTCTTCAAATGTATCTCTAACATACTGCCTAATGTGCGTAAAGCTCTCAGCTGTCGCACTCGCTCCGTGGATATAAACTATCATTAGTGAAACTGATCTGCCTCTGTTGAAGATTTATTAGCTACTGTGCTTGTAGCTCCTACTGCTTCGCTGATCAAATCAAAGTAGCTTACGCCAACTTCGCGTTGATGTTTGACAGTAGTAAAGCCGCGTTCCTGTGCGGCAAACTCACGTTCCTGCATTTCTGAATAACCAGCCATACCACGTTGCTTGTAGGCTTCTGCAAGTTCAAATGTTGCTAGGTTAACACTATGGAATCCTGCAAGTGTGATGAACTGGAACTTGTATCCTAGTTCGCCTAGTTCACGTTGGAAAGTTTCGCATTCATCTACAGATAAAAACTTACGCCAGTTAAAACTAGGAGAGCAGTTATAAGCCAACATTTGGTCTGGAAACTCAGCATGTATAGCATCGGCGAATTTCTTAGCCTGTGCAATATCAGGTGTACTAGTTTCGAACCATAAGAGATCAGCGTAAGGGGCATAAGCAAGACCTCTCCTAATACATGCATCAAGCCCATTTTTAAATTTGTAAAAACCTTCTTCAGTACGTTCATTGATAATAAAATCCTTGTCTAATGGATCGTGATCACTTGTAATTAATGTAGCAGACTCTGCATCTGTACGTGCCATAATAACTGTATCAACACCTGCTACGTCACTTGCTAGACGTGCGGCTTGTAAATTGCGAATTGCTTGGCTAGTAGGAATTAAAACCTTACCACCTAAGTGTCCACATTTCTTTTCACTTGATAGCTGATCTTCAAAGTGTACGCCTGCGGCACCTGCTTCGATCATAGCCATCATTAATTCGTATGCGTTTAACGCACCACCAAAGCCTGCTTCAGCATCTGCTACAATTGGTAGAAAGTAATCTGTAGTTACATTACCTTCTGAGTATTCAATTTGGTCAGCACGACGGAAAGCATTGTTGATTTGTCGAACGATTGTTGGAACAGAGTTTACTGGATATAAACTTTGATCTGGATATGTTTGATTTGCTGTGTTAGCTGCTGCGGCTACTTGCCAGCCTGATAGATAAATTGCTTGTAGTCCTGCTTTGGCATGTTGAACGGCTTGTTGGCCGCTATATGCTCCTAGCGTATTAACGTATGGTTCGTTTGCTAATAGCTCGCGTAACTTGTGTGCGCCACGCTTGGCTAAAGTGTGCTCAATTTGTACAGAGCCTTGTAACTTGCGGACTGTGTCTTGTGTGTAATTGCGCTTTTTCATAGTGTCTCCTTGTAAGCCTAGTATTTATGGCCGAGACAACGAGCCCAAAAAAATGCCACTTTTGAGGCATACGGTAGCGAATCGTGGAGCCTCGGGCAGTGGCCGCCCATCACCTAACTACAATGGTCCTAAGGTGAATTCTTTATGAGCTTCCGCCCTTTGCTTCTTTATCATCTGAGTTTTCAGGTTTCTTGGCAATTTTATCTGCTTCATCCATTGCTTCATGGAATTTTTTGTTTGCCTGTGCTTCTACTAGTGCAGTTTCCATAACACGATCGCTTTCAATCATTTTACCGCGTAAATGAAGAACTGTATTAACCTTTTGATTTAAACGAATTAAATCATTGTCTAACATACGTATGCGATCTATTAGTGCGATAAGAACAGTATTAGCATCGCTGATAACAGGTTTAACTTCAGTTGTTGCCCAAGTCCAAACGTACTTGATAATGAACCCCATTCCAACTGCCATGACAATTGGAAATCCATATTTGTTTACTAACTCTACTACATCCATAATATCTCCTCAATCCCAGTGTCCTTTTGCTTTATTGACTTTAATAGGTGGTTTGGTTTTTAACTCATTATAATTTTTTGAAGATATACTTTTTCTCTCATAATACTTTCTAATCTCTTCAAGTGACCACAATGCATAGGCACTTAGTGCTAATGCTAAAACTGAAATAAAATAAATTGCAAAAAGCAAATATCCATCTATATACATAGACCAATAAAAATTCCAATAACACAACCAACTAATCCAGCCTTCCACATATCACTATCGTGCCATACCGGCTGTGCTTTTAGATATGTTTGCATTTGTGGGCTTAGGCTGTCCCACCACAATTCCCATTTACTTTTCTTGAACATTTACAGCATATCCTTTGGCAAAAGCCTCTACTGGATCAATTTTTTGCAAAATTTGTCGTCCATTAACATTAACAAGTTTAAAAAGATCACCACCCTTCCAGCCTAGTTTATCACTATTAAATTCTTCATCTAGTATAATACCACGAGGACTGCAATCCCAGCTATAATCTATGTACAACATTTCACATCCTTTTTATAAGTGCAGCTAAACGATCAGCACAATCACGTATGTCATCGCTTAGTTGTCCTGGTTGTCCAAATGCTTGTTCTAAGGTACGTGCTGAGTTATGTAGATTAATAACTACTTGACTCAGTAATTCTAGTTCTATTTCGTTTGGTTTAGTCTCTTCTCGCATCATTCTTTCCATCCGCTCTGGCTATACGGTCAACATCGGGTTTTAAACCCAATGCGTTTGATACAATAGTATCAATACGTACTACGTCATGATTCATAGTTTTTACACGATTGTCTAGTGCTGTAATAATACCAGCCATGCCTTTTACAGAACCTAATACACCCTGCAAAAGTAATTTGATAGTTAGATATACGAAATAGCCGCCGGCTAATGCAGCAGCTACTGGGAATCCGAGATCCCCAATAATTTTGAAAATGTCGCCCATTGATTCGCTCCCGGTTTATTGACAATAGTATTTAGTTTTTACCAAATTATTTGACTATCTGGGCTGTAAATGTTTAAATACACTATGAATATATTGTTTTGGCTAATTATATGTGCAGTTGTAGGATACGCCGTTTGGTGGATCATGGACTGGCACGATAAGTTTCCAGACGGTGAATGAATTGTTGTAATTCCTTCAAAGCGAAGGCATTTCGGACGGCGGTTCGATTCCGCCCAGCTCCACCATAAGAGCATACTGTGTTTTTATGATGGGGCTGACCAGGTTTCGACGGGGTGAGATAGTAGAGACGGCAACACGGTAGGCGATGACCGTAAATCAAGCAAATCAAGTAAATGCAAAAGCATCTACATTCAAGTATATGCAAGTTCCTGCATCAGTAGCTCTAGCTGCTATTGACGGCGAATTTGCACTTGCAGCCTAAGAAACTGCGCTTGCGAGGTAGGAAAGACCTTGTCATCAAACCAACCAAAAAGGTTGCTTCGGCAACCTTTTTTCTTATATACTCCTTATATGCGCTTGAAGCTCAATGGATAGGCAAGGAATTCTAAACTCCTGATAGCAGGTTCAATTCCTGTCAAGCGCACCAAATTCAATTATAAATAATTTTGTGCATGGGGCACATCTTACAGACTTTTAAGAAACTAGGTTGTTAGTCTGTCAACCGTAAAAAGGAGAAACCATGATGTATGGAAACAAGCTCGCCGCGGCTATCAAAGTAAACGGCAAAGTCCTACGTGAATTCAAGGACACAGTCTATATCCCATTTGGAAGTGAATATGCAATCACTCTTAGAAACTTACATACGACCCGTTGTGTCGTGGATGTTTATATTGATGGCGATAATATGGTTCCTGGAGGACTCGTTCTCAATCCAAGCCAAAGTATCGACCTCGAAAGAAGCATACGGAATAACAATCTCACAGAAGGGAATAGATTTAAGTTCATCGAGCGAACAGAAAAAATCAAAAACCACAGAGGCATCGGAGTTGAAGACGGACTGGTAAGAATCGAATACAAGTTCGAACTTCCACCGTTGAATATCAATTCCGTCCTTCGAGGTATTGATAAAGGATGGATTACTGCTTCTGGCGCTAGCGGATCAACATATAGTTCTGTTAGTCCAACAAGTGCTACACTAAACTCTATACAATGCAGTACCAATGCTTATGTAAGTGATGCCGGTATTACTGTACCAGGTAGTAAATCAACACAATCATTTACTACAACTTATATGGGTGCTATGGATCCAACTACACACAATTTAGTCTTTAGGCTAGTAGGTGATTTGGGAAACAACAAACCTGTAGACAAACCTGTTACAGTTAAACGCAAAGTAAAGTGTACAACTTGCGGACATCAAAACAAAGCCACTGCTAAGTTTTGTGTTGAATGCGGAACTGCGCTCGAAATATTTGCATAACAAGTATTAGAGATATATAATAATACAAGCGGGGTGAAAGTCCCCGCACTAACTAAGGAATTTGATTATGTTCATAGGATTAATGGGCGTTAAATCGGATAACACACTTGTTACCCCTAGTGGTAGGGAGTTGTTTAAAGTGCCCGGGTGGGCTGCGTGGAGGATCCAGCGCATACAACATTGGATCGCACAAAAAACTTGGAGATAAAAATGAAATAGATTGAATATGCTTGTAAGGATGTAGTGTTCCATTTTAATAAAAAACACTTAGAAGACCAAACCGTTCCCATGTGGGTCTTAAAATTTCATGGTGAAACATTGTATGTAAATCACGTAGACGCACAGCTACCGTGGAGTACAAAAGAAACTCCAGACAATACACATACAAAAGGCTCGTTAAAGTTTAAGAACGCATTGTTGCGTGTAGACGAAAACAACGAAGCAACTCTAACAGAACTTACCCTAATAGATAAATTCCGCCTTCGTAATCAGAAGTTGGGCATTACACGAATCATGTTCCGTCCGGGTAGTGGCATCCATAAAGGATTGTTAAAAAACGAGTACAAACATAGTCCGTTTAAGACTATACAAGGCCGTTGTTCCAGTACTTTTATCATTTGTGATTTATTGAGCAAAAAAGAAGTTCTACTAGCTCAAATCAAATACGACGATTGGCGAGAAGTTAAACCAAATGAATCGTATTATACAGAATATGATAATATTACAGGTGACAACATTAAAGTTGACTATGGACATCCAAGCACACCATTTGAGTACAGTTAAATTGGTAAAAATAATTCAAACTTCTATGTCAACGACATGTCCTAGTATAGCGTTATTATATTATATAAGACGCATTCTTATATTAACCAAAAAGGAATTGATATGAAAACTATCGCAACTCTAATTGCAACATTATTCGCAGTGACCGCTTTCGCCGCTGAGCCAGCTAAGAAAGAAGAAAAGAAGGTAGAAGCAAAGCCAGCAGCCGCAGCTCCAGCAGCATCCGCAGCTAAAGACGCCAAAGCCCCAGCCGCTAAAAGCGACGCCAAGCCTGCTGATAAGAAAGCCGAAGCTCCTAAGAAGTAATCCAACAAGACGGTCGCTTATTGCTAATGGAGATGATTTAGGTTATCTCATAGACGATGAAGACATATATGTAGGATATAGGACTCCTGAGCTAGTCAAAAGAAAGAAAGCCATCGACGATGACGATCTTTCAGATTATGTAAAATGGAGACTGTTTTTGGCTAGACAACTAGCATTATTGAAATATAAAGAAAAGTGGGCTTGACCCACTTTTCTTTTGGATAAAAAATTTTTGACAGACAATTTATAGACATATATAATAATCTAATACTTGGTCGTATCGACTTAACACAGACAGATAGACGGCCAGTTTAACACAAAAGGAAATTAAAAAAATGAAGAAAATTACGCTATCAGTACTATTAGCTCTATCAGCACTAACCGCAACAGCAGCTGAAGTTCGTTTAGAAGCTCAAGATGCAAATGGTACCAAAGGTACAGCTGGACAGACAGTTTATGAAATTGGTATTAAAGAATCAATCAACAAAAACTTTGCAGGCGACATCGTAGTCAAAAACTATCGTACAGATAATACAGATGTTCTATCAACTCGCTATGAAGCTGGCCTAACTGGTTCACTTCCAATTGGTCCAATTAGCGGCTATACTCGTGTAGCAGTTGGTGAAAAATATGTTAGTGGTAACGGTGGCTTTGGTTACTACTCAGTTGAACCAGGCGTCAATGCCCCAATTACATTTGTTCCAGGTCTTTCACTTGGTCTAGGCTATCGCTTTCAATCAGCGTTCAACGATAACCAAAACGACACCACTCGTACATGGCGCACTAAACTAGGTTACGATCTTAACAAGTCGAACACAGTATATGTTGGATACGACAGCCAACGTGGTGACAGTAATCAAAACATTACTAAGGTTGGTTACATCCACCGCTTCTAATCTTATTAGAACTACCAAAGGGGCTTGCGAGCCCCTTTATTTTTATGTATAATCAGGCATTAATCAAAGCGAGACATTAATGGAAATGAATCAAGCAGCCAATTTCTTAGGATCCAGCATTTTAATTATGTTAGGTATTATAATTGTAATTGTGGGCATTGTTGTAATCAATAATATTCTACACAAATACTGGAAACCTGTGAATATTTTTACTCCAGAAAGCTGGAGGGGATTTAACCCCCCAACAATTATAACTTATCATACAGAAAAAAATGAACACACAACCGACAATACACAAAAAAAGTAGTTGGTTAGATAAGTACGAGAGGATCATTGACAATATTTTAAGAATATTGTGGATCGTTTTCATCTTAAAGATTGTGTTCTATGGATACTCATAAAGGTTGTATAGCCCTATACATTCATCAGCCCAAGTGTTCTGTTCAAAGTGGTA